TAAGTAAGCCAAAGAAAAAGAAAGCTAAAGCCTACAAGAGAGGCGGCTTGGCAAGCAAGAAGAAGTAACAATAAGGCTACCCAGCTACGGCTGGCCCCAACATAAAAGGAAAAAATATGCCTGAACTACAAACAATGGAATCCCCAAAGAAAGCGGGATTTGTAAACTCTAGCTACAGTCGTCATCGTAAACGTATAGAAGAAGACGAGAAAGAACTAGAAGAACTAGAAGCAACAGAACCTAAAGAAGAAGAGGTTGTAGCTTCCGAAGAAGAGGTAGATGACAAAGACCTTAGCCGTGAAGAAAAATCTTTTAAGAAACGTTATGGTGATGTTCGCCGCCACATGCAACAAAAAGAAAAAGAGTGGGAAGAAAAACTTGCTGCACTAGAGAACCGTCTCGGTCAGGAAAACATTCGCCCACCTAAGTCTGATGAAGACATTGAGTCATGGGCCGCTGAATACCCTGATGTAGCTAGCATTGTAGAAACCATTGCAGCTAAGAAAGCTCAGGAGATGTTTAATAAAGCAGATGATCGGCTACAGAAACTGGATGCTAAAGAAGCTGAAATTTCTCGTTCTTCTGCAGAGGATGATATTCGTAAAGCACACTCTGACTTTGATAAACTACGTGAAGCTGATGAGTTTCATGACTGGGTTGATGAACAACCTAAGTGGGTACAAAATGCACTCTATGAGAACTCAGATGATGCTGACTCAGTGATCCGTGTTATTGATCTGTATAAGGTTGATAACGGTATGACTAAGAGTGACTATGCAACTAATCGTAAGAATGCTGCTAAGACTGTTAAGAAAGGTTCTAGGACCAAAGTTGAAGCAGATCAGTCTGCTGGTTCTTACACTGAGTCTCAAATCTCTAAGATGTCTGCTAAAGATTATGAGAAACAAGAAGAAGCAATTACTAATGCAATTAGATCCGGTAAGTTTATTTATGATTTATCTGGGTCTGCACGTTAATATACTATTGACAAAGTAAGATTTATTAGTATAACTAGGGGTTAGTAAAAAGAAGCCACCGTAAGGTCTACCTTCTATACTGACCCCCCACTAAAGCTCAAACAAAAATACAAAGACTACCTGTATTAAGTCTAGGCCCGTATTAAACTAGTTGGCCGATTAGTTAGATTACGCACCCTAAACACTCAGCCTCTTTATTATAATGTTTAGCTCAACAAAGCCTAAACTTTATAGGAGGATCTATTATGGCTTTTGCAACCGCATCAGGTTATGGGAATCTACCAAATGGTAATTTTAGCCCCGTAATCTACTCAAAAAAAGTACAGCTTGCTTTCCGCAAGAGTACTGTTTGTGGCGATATCACAAACTCTGATTATATGGGTGAAATTTCAGCACAAGGTGATACCGTACAAATCATTAAAGAACCTGAGATTTCAGTAAGTTCATACTCCCGTGGTACAAGTGTTACCGCACAGGATTTGGACGATGAGGATTTCTCACTCGTAATTGACAAAGCTAATTACTTTGCTTTCAAAATGGATGACATTGAAGAAGCTCATAGCCACGTCAACTTCATGGACCTTGCAACCAATCGTGCTGCATACCGTCTTGCTGACAACCATGACCAAGAAGTTCTTGGCTACATGGCTGGTTACGCACAGGCAAGTCAACACGCACAAGCTAATGCTTTGAACACCAGTGTTAATGGTACCAAAGCTGTTACTAGTGCAGGTGCTAACGAATTGCTTGCTTCTATGCAACTGCATAAAGGTGACTTTGGAAATATTACTACCACTTCTGCTGGTACACATTCCATCCCGCTGACTGCACGTATGCCCGGAGCAACCTCGTTGCCGACTGCTACTGCTTCCCCAGCAATGGTTATTGCTCGTATGAAGCGTTTGCTTGATCAACAGCAAGTTGACTCACAAGGTCGCTGGCTGGTTGTAGATCCAGTATTCATGGAAATTCTTGCTGATGAAGATTCACGCTTCATGAATGCAGATTTCGGTGAGTCCGGTGGACTGCGTAACGGTCTGGCTGTAGCTAACTTCCACGGCTTCCGTGTATACTCTTCGTCTAACCTGCCAGCGGTAGGCACTGGACCGGGTACTTCGGGTACAGCAAACCAGTTGACTAACTTTGGTGTTATTATGGCGGGACATGATTCCTCCGTAGCAACCGCAGAGCAAATCAATAAGACAGAATCATATCGTGACCCTGACAGCTTTGCTGACATTGTTCGTGGTATGCATCTATACGGTCGTAAGATTCTTCGTCCTGAAGCAATCGTTACTGCCCGTTATAACGCAGCATAGGAAGGACATAGAAAATGGCTACTCTTACTACATTTCTAAAGCCTGTACATGGGCGGGGCAATCCTTCACGAAAGCCCTACTTGATTGAAAATATTGTTGACCTTACTGCAAGTGCGGTTGACGCTTCTTCAGGCGATATCATTCAGGCACTGACTGTTCCTGCAAGTACTGTTATTCTTTGGGCTGGTATTCAGGTTAAAGAAAGTGCAACCATGAACACTGGTTCTAATGCTACTGCAATTCTTGGTTCAGCAGTAGATGACAACGAGTACGTTGCTTCATTTGATATTGATGGCGCTTCTGATGGTGTTTATGCACCCACAGTAGCACAAGCTGCTGTGCTTGTTGCTGCTGCTGCAGATACGCTGGATTTAACTTTTACTGGTGACGGTGCAACTTTCACTGCAGGTAAGCTGCGTGTCTTTGCAATGTTGATGGACGTCAGTGAAATTGGTGTTAGTTCTGCCGATGAAGTAGATCGTGATCTGCTGGCTTAACTTAAAATATATACTTTTGGGGCTGGCTATATGCTGGCCCCTTTAGTGCATCTTAAGGAAACATAATGGCATATAATTATCTAGGTTTAGTCAATGACGTAAACAGACGTCTCAACGAAGTGGAGCTTACTGCTAGTAACTTTGTGGCTTCTATTGGCGAGTACGCTATGGTTAAGGATGCAATTAATGTTGCTATAAGACAGATTAATCAATACGAATTTTCATACCCTTTTAATAGTTCGGTTAATAGCAGTACTTTAACTCCGGGTGTTACTAGATATACAATACCTACTAATACTAAACACATAGATTATAAAACCTCAAGAATTAAAAAAGACACAACACTTAATGCCTCTGGCAACAACTTGTCAACAATGACCTACTACGAATACATTGCCCAAGCCTATGCAAGTCAAGAAGATGAGATACAGTCTACAACTATTGATGCTACGTCTGGCTTATCAGCATCAGTAGAAACAATTTCCGTTACCTCTTCAACAGGCTTTAGTGCTACAGGAACATTATTCATAGGTGGGGAACAGATTTCATATACGGGCATATTAGGTAATGATTTTACAGGTTGTACTAGAGGAGCTAATAGTACTACAGCAGCAATCATTGCTGACGATGTAGTAGTAACACAGTTTGATAACGGTGGTGTACCCAGACACATTGTGCGTACCCCCGATAATAACTATTTGCTTTACCCCTTTCCAGACAAACAATATACATTAGTCTTTGACTTCTTTACCCTACCTACAGATTTATCTGCTGCTACAGATGCACCAAGTTTACCTGAGCAGTTTAGAACTGTTATTGTAGAAGGTGCTATGTACACAGCATACATGTTCAGAGGTGAGACACAAGAAGCTACTATTATGAAGAATAACTTTGAAGAGGGTATTAAGAACATGCGTACTCTTTATATTAATAAGTATGACTACATTAGCTCCACTCTGATTAATAAGTCAGCAACCACTTCTATGACCAATAGTAGAATTAATTAATGCCTACAACTAGAGAAACTTTTCCCGTAGAATTTAAGGGTGGCTTAGTTACAAACATAAGCCCTCTACAACAAGGCATTATTATGCCGGGTTCTGCAATTACTTTAAAGAACTTTGAGCCTTCCATTGTTGGTGGGTATAGAAGAATACTAGGATTCTCTAAGTTTGCTGCAGCTAAGATCCCACCATACGGACTAGCTGTTGTAGATGGTGCGAGTCAAGCTAGCACAACTTTAACTATTGCAAGGACACATACTGAGCCTGTAGAAGGAGATACCTTTACAGTAGCAGGTATATTAGGTACTTTTACTATATCAGGTCGTGCCTTTGATGCAGGTAAT